GTGCTATCATACGCAATAGCTGTTGCGCGGGAGCTATCAACATCCGCAGAACTAGCGTCCGTAGGAGAACCCGCTTTCTGTGACATAACACTGATTGTACCATCAAAATTAAGACCAACAATATCCCCGTTGGACACTGCGCCTGTAGCAGTAAATGTCTGTTCACCTCCGGCTCCAACAGCCGCCCCTCCAATCGTTACTGAACCGCTAGTCGCTGAAATGTCATTTGTCTGGTGATTTATGGTAAGGCTCATTGTATTATCCTGCAATTTTGATTCAATTGAACCTTTTTATGCTGCGCTACTGCCCGACATATCACTTTGCGCCATGACCCAAGCATAACATTTGTCTAAGAACGTAGCACCAGATGCAGCCTCAACTTGCTCCAAGGTCGCATGGTAACGCTTAAAATCCACCTCGCGAGTATCGTCGGATGGTGATGAGGTGGCGTAAGCACTAAGGTCGATCATCACGATAAATTTAGGGTTGGACCCGCGTTGTCGCGACACCGCTGCCGTGACGATCCGATAATACGCCCCGTCAAAGTTTATCCCGTATTGGGAACTAGCTTGCGTAATATTGTGTGTAATAGCCATTATCTTGCTCCTTTAAGCATAGGTGACTTCCGCCGTTTGAATGTTCGCCACCCACCTTATATTGTGTGCTGCTTCTCCAGTTACTTGTACTGTCAAAGCATTGTTTGTGTTATCCGCAGACAAAGCTAAACCCCAGCTTGAGGTGTTGGAAATCACCGTGATTGCGCTGGTAGGTACTGTCGTAGTCCCGCCATCATTGACTAACAGCCCTTTAATCTCCCAGCTACTGTAGGATTGAGCGCCATTTTGCATTGCTACGACTGTGCCGGAAAAAGTAATGCACGTATCTGTAGCGGCTACGATTTGATTAGTTGCATCTGCTGTTGCTTTATCTGTTGTCATAGCTTCTGCTGTGGCGTCAGTAGTATCTGACATCAAAATAAACATGCCGCCTTGTGCGCTGCCTTCTGCATTACCACCACCAAAACTTTTAGATGCGTAAACAAACTTACCTTTTATGTTTGAATTAGCACCATACCCAATAGCCACGGACGATGTTTGTGAAGCGGCACTACCGTCACCAAGCACAATACTATTCATACCAGAAGCGACAACACCATAATTTGCATAGCTAGTACCGATAGCAATAGAAGCATTACTAGAGAGAGTTCTTGAACCTATCGCTACTGAGTTCCCAGCCGTTGATTTTGCGTTAAGGCCAATACTCAGCGAGTTAGCACCACTCGCCCCATAACTTGAAGTGTTGTTTTTTACAGCTACTGCGAAACCGTCAGCCCCACTAACATACGAACCACCCAACGCAACTGAACCAGAACCCGAAGCTTTAGCACCCTGAGAATTAGAATTGCCGCCGATGGCAGTTGCCATTACGCTTGTACCAGATGCTTCAAATCCAATCGCAATAGCCCCTGTTGAAGAGGCTGTCGGCCTTCCCCCTATGGCAACAGAGTACGCACCCGTTCCTCTTGCATAATAACCTGCACTAAATGACTCAGCTTGAGTGGACGTAGACAATGGCCCCAAACTAATACTTCTATTTCCAGAGGCAACGGGTCGTGCTTCAGTGCTGAGTATATTATCCGCATAACCCCGCATTGTTTTTTTATCGCCTGTTTGGAAATTACTACCATCACAGACAACTTGCATACCCTCTCCACGCCTAAGAATTAAGGTAGCTAATCCATCTATTGTTTCAGAACTGTTTGGATCAATCGTAATTGCATGTGAATTAGTATCTGACGTATTCCAAATAACAACATTAAAACCCGCACCCAAAGTACTTGCCGCAGTCAGCGAGATAGTAAACGAAGCAGAAGTACAATTTATAACTTTACCAAGATCACCTGCTACTACGGTATAAGCAGAAGTTTTGGATTCTATAGTTAAAGCAGAAGCTCCGCCGCCACCAATAGCACTACCACCTAGTAAGAGATCAGTGCCATCACTAGATAACGTAATTGCTCCACCAGAGCCTGCGTGATCTAAATTGATAGAACCCATTATTTATTACTCCTGTTATGTGTACTCTATTTCTGCAGTAGATATATTTCCTGCCCACCTAATATTGTGACCAGCAATACCTGTAACTTGTATTTTTACACACCCAAGAGTAGTATCAGCAGATACAGTACAAGCCATAGTAGATACAGTTTTTTGAATAGTATCTACAGTAGAATTTACCAACACAGTTGTTCCAGCATTAGCTTCTCGCCTAATAATACCTTGAACTTTAAAAGCGGCTGTATCTGTGCCGTCTGTAAAATCTTGACGCCCTACAATTAATCCGTTGAAAACAAGGGCTGCTTTATTTTTTAAAGTTATTTGGTTAGTTGCTGTGGGGGTTGTGCTATAAGTAGTTAAAGTAGTTGCAGTAGCGTCAGTAGTTGAACACCCTAAAACAAACAATCCACCACCAACGTCTCGTTGATTACTTAGAGGGTCACGACCAAAAGCAAATTTACCGTCAATGTCATTGTCATAGGCGTCTTTACCAAAACCAACAGAGCCAGTACCTTGCAGATAGACGTTATTTCCGAATGCAATACTGCCGGGCGCTGAGGCGGAAGAAGATTGACCAATACATATTGAACCCGTAGAAGTTGCATTTGTACCCTGTCCTATCGCTACAGAGTTACTACCTGTTGAGTAAGCAGCATTACCTATTGCCACTGATCCTGTACCCGTAGCGCCATAAGCCGTGCTGTTATTTTGCACCGCAAAACTTCTTGTGCCACTTGCTCTTGATTTTTCAAGTGCTATAGAATTTGTACCAGAACCCGCAGCACTATCACCTATAGCTACTGCATTTGTTCCGGTCGCACTTGGTTGCGCTGATGGACTGCTTTCGTTGGCAGCATAAAGAGGGTTTAAATCCGCGACAGTTGCTGCAATAAATACCTCGGCACTACCGCTAAGAGAGATAGCACTGTCAGAGTTAGAACTTTCCGTAACAGACCGCGTAAGCGTGGTGCCGCTAGATGTATAAGTACCACTGCCTATTTCAAAATTAGCGCCATCGTCTATGGCATAACGCACCGTCTGACCATTAGTGATGCCAGCATCCGCAAAGGTTTGGAAGCCAGAAACCGCGCTGCCCAATGTAATCGTTCCAGTACCCGTGGTACTGGTGGACATTTTTGCACGGTTTCCTAGCGATACGGTCATGTTAGGCTATCCTAATAATCGCGTTGCTAGCGTCAGGCGTAGGGAAAACAATCGTAAAGTCACCCGAACTAGCAGATTTATCGCTGCCAAAATCCAAAACACAAACAGCGGGTGTTCCACCACCCGATACTGGGTTTGAATTATAAATTAATGCACCACGAACTGAAGAGATTGTAACATTAGAAAAAACCTCATCCGCAAAATCCGTCAAGGCCGTAGTGCCACTAGTGGTTGGCGTTACACTAGTTAACAGCTGTCCTCCAGCAGTGTAGTTTGACCCACCACCGCTGCTAATTTCGTTACTAGTGGCATAAGTTGTAACGCTTCCATTCATAGTGCTGCCAGAGCCGCCCATGTCTGAGGGAACCGCACTGTTAGTAAATAGCGCTAGTTTAAAAACATTACTTGCAGTCGTGAAGTTATGAACACCTATCATAAGTTCTTTTTTGAACGAAGTGCAAAGAAAATTTCCAGAAAAAGCCATATTAAAGTTTCCTTATATGTTCAGCCAGTTCAGGGTGACCAGCCTGTTTAATTGCATTATATACAGTAGTACGGTCCCCTTGAATAGCCTGTTTCATATATAGCACCAAAAGCTTCTCTATGCTGCTTTTGTATTCTATTACCTGTTCTCGTAAAACAGGATGCGCCGTTTCAGAAACCACAACCATTTTATTTATGCAACGGTTAGCCACCTCTTCGGGAGTAGACCCCCTGTTGTTGGTGGTATGAACCTCAACTTTAAAGTCACTTCCCATAGACGCCTGTACGGACATGTTCATTGTTTCTCCCTCACAACCTGACCGACACGATAGTTCTGTGTTGTTTCTTTTGCTTCACCCAACAACTTCAAGCCAACCAACGACTCTTGATATCGCTTGTCATACATTGCCATAACGTCCTGCTCACCTTTCATAAAGATATACGCCTCTATTAACGAAGCGTACAGGATGCTTAACTCTGCATTTTCACTCAACCATGTCGTGCCACTGTCCGACCCTGCAGTTAAGCTTGCAGGGCGGTACAAATAATGAAGCTCCGCAGTAAAGGACGCATTTGGAGTCGGAGCTAAAATAAAATTACTAACATCAAACGAGGCATAATACTTCGGCAAACCCGTAACCGTTGAGTCTGGGTTGTACGTCTGTATAAAACTAACGTCCTTAAACTCTACAAACACCTCTTCCGAACCACTGGTATAGCTCAAGGAATACGGCGCTAAAAAGTCATCTGGCACCCTAAGATACTTATTACCTTGCGACATAACTCCCGAAGCGTTTCTTCTAAACAGGTTTAGTTGAACGGATTTTAAAATGCGTTCTTCTGCAGACCGTATGAAAAGGGGCAGATTATTTACAAACGAAGTCTCCGTATTCTCCGTATAATCTTGGAGGGCTTGCTTTAATGTTGCGTATGTATAGCTCATTCAATCACCTATGGTGTGTTCGCCGTTCCGCCCATACCACTATGGTTGGTGCAGTAGTAATAGAGGGTTGGGGCAGAATTTGCGACAGTTATTTGAACATACGCACCAGCCTGACCCGCCGTTCCCGACGTGGTTACGCCCGTAGTGTACTCAGAGCCGCCCGCGTGTGTACCGTTTGCAGTGGTGCTGAACCGTAATGGATGGCTACTATTGGACGAGGCCGATTGGTCAAGCCTAAACGTGCTGCCCTCTGCTAAACTAATCGTCGGGCTAACAACCCCGTCTATGTAGAACTTATTGCCCGTTCCATAAGGATTAGTGCCACTAGCCACTGTAACAATATAGACGTTGCTGGTAACAGTAACAGAGCCTGATGCTGCTGTGCCTGATACCCCCGTAACCGACACATCTACGGATGTTCCGCCCGACGTGTTTACCGTAACAGAGCCTACGCCCGACGTTAAAGAGGGTAAGGACGCAATAGAAGAGGGCATTTCCGTCACACCACTGGTTGTCCAAACGCCGTTACCCTCGTAGACGATACCGTTAGTAGTTATTACTTGAAATGCCGCGGTACGATCTAGCGTTTGTGGCCTAGCGTCTTTTAAGGCTTGTGGATCAGAAACCGTTCTAAACGGTCCTAGCTGCGGCTGTTTGGGCTCAAACTCGTCCTTACCAACCAACAGGCCATTCCACTCCCGCCGCATGTCTTTATATCTGTACCGAAAACCGGAACGATCTGATATCGCAAGGGCGTTTTTACCGCTGGCAAACTTACCCATCAGCCTGTCCTAAAGTACTGGTATTGAGGTACTACGTTAAACGAAGCCCTGTCACGATCCTCAGTCATGGCACGTTCAAACTCTTCTTCATACACCGCCTTTAATAACTGAACGCGTTGCGGGGCCCGCTTTATAGCAATGTAATACGCTAAACCTGCAGCTAGACAGGGATAAAATCGAAAGGGCATGTCTAACGTGTTTATAGCTGTATCCGCATCATTCATACGAGTAAGCGCGTTGTAATACACAACATCCGTACTGTTTTCTGGCGCAGGCCATATTTTTAAACTAGGCGTGATTTGACGATCCAAGAAAAACTGGTTGGGTCTGCCTTGAGAAGACTTGTCGGGAACCGTTTGGTATTCCTCTCGGCTTAAACGAAGCAGCGCGTAATCCGTGCCGTCCCTGCGGATAACCGCAGACAAAATATCAATAACGTCCGGTAATAACGAATACTCTCCGGTGCCTTGTGTCATGGTCACGGTGCGTTGCGCTATTGTCCATTGATTTAAACCTCTGTTGGCCCACTCTGCCAACATTAAATTTAACGACCGTTTTGCCGTTTTAAAATCATAGCCTGTTCGAACCTCCAAACCGCAACGCTCAAAGGCTTCTTCGACGTACTCAGCTACATCTAGCTCAAAATCCACGCTGTTAGAAACTGCCATGTCATTCCTCGTTGTACAGATTATCGAATATTCGATTAACGTCTAAGGTGTAGTCTAGATCAGATTTAGAGTAATGTACATGCTGAGACGGCTTGAAGTCAGGCGCACCTTCCCCCGTTTCAAACCACGCGGGATGCGTCACCCTCACACGGTTATTAGGAAGACCCACAATGTTTCCTGTCCAATCCCCCGCGTTTAATAGCTGCAATACATGAGCCTGCTTGTGTTGCGCAGGATCATCCGCAACATCCGTATCGGTGTAATCTACAGTAAACATGTACTTTGCTGGGAAGAACGTTCCGTCTATTTTGGCTAACCACGGACAAGGAGAGGCCCTTTCTAACACATACGCCGCGTGAGTATGTGAAGGGCAGTCCCAAGGTTGTGCTTCATGTACTGCCATTGGTTTGGGCCAATCCTCTAAAGGTTCGTCTGCAACTAAAGCCGTTATGGGCATTCGGGCCCACATAGCTCCGCCATGCACGTTCTCTCCCCCCTCTTCGTCCACCTCGCATCCCGTAAAAATAAGCTGAAAGCTTAAACAACGGTTAGGCATGGTAGTTACGGCTATTGCCATAGCGTGTAAAAATTCACCATGATAACGTTCATGGTTTACAGTATACTCGCGGCGAACCCAGCACTTGAAGTGTGGGATATTGCTCTGCAAAAACGGCATTCAGGTTATTTTCTTTTAACCGCGCCGCCTTTAGCATAACCTTTTTTCTTCATCATTGCGCCACCCATGCGGCGTTTTACTGCGCCGCCAGCCTTCATTTTTTTAACGGCACCACCCGCTTTCATCTTCTTTGCTGCACCACCCTTGGCGTAACCTTTTTTCTTCATTTTTTTCATGCTACTGATCCTTTTGCTCGTTTACGTCGGTTGTTTAAAACAATGCCACACCCCCGAGGGACTACCCCGTTTTTGTTGGGCGGCGGCGGCTTTCTTTTGGCTTGAGTGGTTTTAATTTCACCTCCGAGCCGCGCAAATTTAACTTCAGCGGCTTTGGTGTTTTTAACGTTTGTTTTACCTTTAGAGCCTTCTCGTTTTTTCTTCTTAGCCGTTGAAGCTCTTTGAGATTGGGAAAGAGAAGCCGCTTTAGACCGAGGCAAGCATCTGTCAGGGTTCTTCTTATCTTTTGAAGTGCCGCACTTACCTTTAATCTTTCCATCGGTCCCAATCCTAACCCAATCTTGTTT